CAAATTGCAAATATAAATACAAACAATAGATTTGATATTGTAAGAAAAGGAAAACTTAATTGGCCTGTAGATTCAAATGGNAAAGAAATATTTGGAGGAAAACCAATTTGGATAGAAGACTTTGGTAATGTTGATTTGCAAAATTCAGATAAAGAAATGTTTCCTTTTGAAATTGTAGAAATGCCTTTAGATGAATTTAAAAATTGTGATGTTTCTTCTGTCGATCCTTATCATATAGATGATGATTTAGAACACATAAAAAAGAATGGTAAGGCAAATAAAGACAGATCAAAAGGCTGTATGTGTGTTTACAGAAGATTTGTTAATACTGATGTACCGTGTGAGATGCCTGTNGCTTTTTATACTGATCGNCCAGAAAGCAAAGCTATTTTTTACGAAAATTGCTTAAAATTAGCTATCTTTTACGACAGTCTTGTGTTAGTTGAATACAATGACGATGGTTTTTTAAAATATTTTATTGAAAAAAAGATGACTAGGTATTTAAAAGAAAGGCCTCGTTCTGCTGATTCTCCTTATTCTGTTGTAGCCAACAAGTATGGGGTTCATATGAAAACTCATCAGAAAAAACTAATAACAGAATTGATTGACGAATACATAAAAACGAGTTGGGAAGACATTTACTTCTTAAAACTTTTAATAGAGTTAACCGTTTATGGAACTAAGAACACAGATAGAGCAATGGCTTTTGGTATAGCCTTATTGCATGATATGGATAATTTGAGAAAAGTAACTCATAAAAAAGACAAAGAAGAAGAAAGAATGCATATACCACATTTTGCTAAAGATAGTTCAGGTAATATTATTTCTATACATAATAAAAATAACTCAAACCTAAATAATTCAAGCAGAAAAGCTACTTTTGATTATAACTTTGATGAAGAATAAATAATATGAAATTTTCAAAACAAAACATACCAGAATCTCAGAAAACTAAAGAATGGCATAATGGCTGTCTTGATGATATTTTAAAATATAACAAATCAAGTTCAAGTTATGCTGCTGAAAAAACAAAAGATTATGAAAACTATTTATTAGTTACGGGGCAGTTTGATAAAAAACAATTTAAATATGTTACAGACATGTATGGAATTACAGCTCCTGCTCGTTTTGTTAATTATCCTATCATAATGCCTAAGATTGATTTATTGGCTGGTGAGATAGTTTCTCAACCATTAAAGTGGTCAGTAAATGTTGTTAACAGAAATGCTATTAGAAGAAAAAACGAAAAGAAAATTCAAATGGCAGCAGAAGTAATTCTAAAGCCTATAAGAAGAGAAATAGAAAAAGCACTTGGTACTGAATTAAAAGATGAAGAAATTGGGGAAGAAGTTCCCGAAGATGTAGAACAATTTCAAAACAAAAGATTTAGAGACATTGTAGAAGAGCAAGTTCATGTTGGATTAAATTTCATATCACAAAAACAAAAACTAAAATCTGTTTTTAAAAGAGGGTTTTATGATTTAACAATTACAGGAAAAGAATTTTATAGAGTTACCGTAAAAAACAGAGACCCTTATATTGAAAGAATTGATCCTCGCTCTGTAATATATGATTTTGATTCTGACAAAGAGAACTTACAAGATTCTAAATTTGCAGGTCTTGATAATTGGTACACTGTTAATGAAATAGTAGACAGGTTTCAACTTTCAGGAAGTGTAGTTGATGAATTAGAAAAATTAGAAAAAATGGATTCTAATTCTATTAACGAATTAAATTCTGGCTACGATTGTTACATGAGTAGTAATTCTACAAATTTAAAAGTTCGTGTTGTTGATGTTGAATGGAAATCATTCAAAACAATGAAATATAAAGTAACTCCTAATAAATATGATAAGTCTATTGACTTTTATAAAATGGTCAAAGATGATTATAAAGGTAAAGATGGAGAAAAGGTTGTTACAAAAGTTATTTCTGATGTAAGGTATGCAATAAGAGCTGGTCATGAAATTCTTTTAGCTTGGGGGAGAAAACCAAACATTGTTAGACATGAAGATAATTATGCTAATTGTAAATTAGGTTTTTTTGGAATTATTAAAAACAGTTTTAATTCTCAAACACTATCTGTAGTTGATTCTCTTAAAAACATTCAAATACTTTATAATCTTGTTATGTATCAAGTTGATTTAGCAATGGCAAGATCAGGAGGTAAAGCTTTAGTTTATGATGTTTCTCAAAAACCTAAAAACGTACCATTAGAAGATGTAATGTATCATGCAAAAAACTCTGGACTTGTTATTATAAACAGTAGATCAGAAGGAATGCAAGGAAGTTCTTTTAATCAATTTCAACAAATTGATTTAACATTATCTCAATCTATTGGTCAATTAATTAATTTAAAAGTAATGCTTGAGCAGACAGCTGATCAGTTAACAGGTATTACTGCTTCTCGGTCTGGTATAAGCAAATCAAGTGACGCTGTTGGTGTAAATGAAAGGAGTGTTATGCAGTCTACGTTGATTACTGCACCATTGTTCGATTTACATTATGATATAATCGGAGATGTAATGAACGAGGCTGCTAACTTGTTTAGGTATTGTTGGTCAGAGGAAAACAGAATGATAAATGTTTTTGGAGATATGGGATTTGAAACATTCAAATGGGATAAATCTTCAGCATTAGACGAATATGGAATTTTTGTAGAAAACTCTTCAAAAGAGCTACAAAGAAAACAATCTATGTTCTCTTTAATGGATAGAATGGCTTCTACAGGAAGTCTTGATCCAATTTCAAGTATTAAAGCTATGAACGCTGAATCAGCTTCTGAAGTTGAATCTATACTTGTTAAAGGAATGAAAACTATGCAAGAAATGCAACAACAACAAAGTCAACAGCAAAGTGAAATTGCTCAACAAGCAAATGAAATAAATCAACAAAAAATAAATGTTCCAATTGAAGTTGCTAAAATTAAAGCAGAAGCTGACATAAGAACTACTGCTATGAAATTAGAAGGAGAAGAAAATATAAATTCTTTTAATTCTGAAAGAGCAGAAGATATGCAGTCTGTAGAGTCTCAATCAAAATTAGATCAACAAATGTTGGCAGATTCAAATAAAGAAACTCAGATGATGAACGATCAGTCAGAACAATTAAATGAAGAATCAAATGAAGTAAATCAATAATTGTTATAATAATTAATTAAATTTAGACATGAGTATAGAAGAAAAAGAAAAAGAAAACGGACTAAGCGAAGAAAACAAAGGAGATATTTTTGATTTCAGTGCTTTCACAGAACCAGTAAAAACTTTAGAAGTAAAAGAAGAAAAAGCTCCTGAAAGAGAAAAACAGGTTGAAACAGAAAAAAGTAATGATGGCGAAAATGCTAATTCTTTTAGTGATAGTGATAAGTCAGATAGAAGCGACAATAATTTTATTTGGGGTGATGNTATTCCTGACCGAAATAGCAATAGTTTTAATCAGAATGAAACAAAAACTGAAAACGCTAACGAAACAATTAAAACAGAAGAGAGTAAAGAAGTTAATAAAGAAGTAGATAATAAAGAAATTTCTATTTCAGAAGATCAATTTAGTTATGTAGCTAATGAGTTAAATTTAAAAGCAAAAAACATAAACGAATTAAAAGAATCATTAACTGATATTGTTAATGAAAATAAAAGATTAAAAGAAAACTACCCGAAAACTAATGAAAAAATTGGAAATTACAAAAAACTTCTTAATTTAGAAGATAAAGATTTAGTAACCGAAAATTTAAAGGTTGATGGGTTTGAAGGAAAAGAATTAGAAAATGCTATTGAAAGATATTTAGATAACGATATTTTAGATATAGAAGCCAAAAAAATACGCAACACCTTAACCAGTGCTATTGACTTTGAGAAAAAAGAGTTAATTAACGCCGAAGCTAATGAAATTGCAAAGCAAAATCAAGAGCGAGAAGATGGTATAAGGGAATTAAATTCTTATTTAGGTTCAACGGACCAAATGTTTGGGTTTAAGATGGCAACTTCTGACAAAGTGGACAATGTTCGAAAAGATCATGAAGAATACATCACAAGCGGAAATTACTTAAATGAAATCACTTCGAGTTCTTCATCATTAGCTGAATCAGCTTGGTTATGGAGAAACAGAGAAACTATTTTAAAAGCTATGAGAAATCAAGGCTTTAATAGTGGTCGTGCTGATATCATTAAAGAAATTGGCAATCCTGACGCAAATGCAGGAACAAGAACATTTGCAGACCCGAGTACAGGAGAGGGATTTGATCCTGGAAAATTTGGAATAAGAAATAAATAATTATTAATTTTTAATAAAAAAAAATATGCAGTTTCACAAAGGAACATACGGAAAAGAAACTATTGAAGCGAATTCTTTAGTTCAAAATCTTTTGAAATACCCAGAAATTTCAAAAACATTAATCAGACAATACCCTCAGTATTCTCTTAACTATTTTGTAGATGGAACTTCTCGTTTTGCTAAAGAAGACTTAATTGGAGACAATTCATTCAAGTGGGCAATCTTAGGAAGATTAAACAGACCTTCAACTTTAACAGGTGGTGGTGCAGGAAATGGTCTAGGAATTGGAACATTTACTTTTGAAACAGAAGAAAACTATTTAAATCCTAACGATGTAGTTAAGTTTAAAGATGGTACTCAAGCAATTATTTTAGGTGAGCCAGTAGCATCTGCTCTTGGTTATACATTTTCTGCAAAACTTCAAACTAATGATGTTACTAAAATTTTAGCAGCAGGAAACATAGGAATAGGATTGACTGTTAACACAGCAGGTAACGCATTTCCTGAAGGATCAGAAAGAGGTTATGAAAACCATGTTTACCCAGATTGGTATGTAAACTATTTAGGAACATCAAGAAAGGCAAAATCTATTACAGGTTCAGCTTTAACTGATATTACTTGGATTGAAAACAACGGACAAAGACTTTGGTTTTTTACAGATCAAAAGTTAATGGAAGAAGAGTTTTTATATCAAAGAGAACTTTCTGATTGGTATGACGAATCAACAATGGATGCTAATGGTAATCCAATGGTTTTTGGAACTGATGGAAAAGCTATTATTAAAGGAGATGGTGTTCTTAAACAAATTGATGCTGCAAACGTAGATACTTACAACGGAGCGTTAAGTGAAGAAAGAATTACTGATTTCTTAGCACAATTGGCTTTAAGTACAGGTTCTATTTCTTCTCATTGGATGGTTTTTACTGGTACTGCTGGTAGAGTTGCTTTTCATAGAGCTATGAAAGAATTAGTTTACCCAAGTGGTAACTTAGTATATGATGCTAAAGTTGGAATGGAAATGGAAATAGGTGTTAATTTTACGACTTACAATGCTTTAGGTCATAGATTAACATTGGTTCACAATCCATTATTTGATGATAAAAACATACACACTGATATTGATCCTGCAACTGGTTATCCAAAAGAATCTTTCAGAATGGTGTTTTTAGATTTTGGTTCAACTGATGGTGTATCAAATGTAGAAAGAAAAATTAAAGGAGCAGGTGGAATTGACCGTTCTATGATTGTTAAGTATATCCCAGGAATGGTAGATCCTTTCGATCAAGGTTCAATGAAAGCTGCAAATTCAAGAGATGCTTTTACTTGTGAGATTCTTTCTGAATCTTGTATGGTAGTTAGAAATCCTCTTTCTTGTGGACAATTAATTTTTGCATAAAAAAAA